ACGAACTGGTGCAGTTGGTAGTCTGCTCAAAACTACCACCGAATTCAGGCTCATTGGCCTTCGTAGCGCTGATAGATTGCAAGGTCCAGGTTGGACTAGAGTAAGTGAAAATGTGGGGTAAGACCGACTAGTGTAAAGAGGGTGAGGCCTACCTCTGCCTGTTTAATGTTAAGGTGTAGCGAGAGTGAACCTTAATGGTGGATTGTTTTAGCATTTGCGCTTAGTTTCGACCACCTGTAAAAAAACAAACTAAAGCTGCTGTGCGATTTTGGTAGTTTACGCCACAAATATTAAAACTACCACTTGACATTTATATAATAATGATTATATAAATAATAATGACAATGCCTTATAGGGTTGTCAGTAAAAATGAAAATAACTTTGCTTAACAAAAGGAGGTTACAATGACCAATAGAGCAATATCACTTTTCAATCAATTAAGACCAGTATCAGTAGGCTTCGATAATGTTTTCGACCATTTTGAAAGAATGTTTGAAGATGATTTTATCACAAATATGCCTAGTTTTCCACACTATAATATAGTAAAAACTGGAGAGAATAAGTACGATATAGAAATCGCACTTGCTGGCTATAACAAAAAAGATATTGAGGTAGAACTTAAAGAAGGATTACTTTCAATTAAATCTAAAAAAGAAGAGAAGGAAGATACTAAAGACGGAGAAATCCTACACAAAGGTATCGCTAAAAGATACTTCTCAAAATCTTTTACAATCGCTGATGACGTAAAAGTCAAAGGTGCTGAGTTAAAAGATGGTCTTTTAAAAGTATCTATGGAAAGGGTAATACCAGAACATAGAAAAGCAAAAACAATAGACATTAAGTAAGTCTAATTTACAGAGGCGTCTCAGCATTGACATTGAGACGCCTTTGTTGTATAAATAGGATTATACGGCTAACAAGTGGCGTTTATGCCCTTTGTCGTAATTTTAAAAGGATATAATATGAACATTAACAAACTAACAAGGGTACGTCTAGAGTCCCCCGGTAGCAAATACAAAGAGACTCTTTTACTTCAAACAAAACTAATCAAAACAACAACAGATGATGATGGTCAAACCATCAACAAGGCAAGAAAAAAAGGTGGTCTTGATAAAGAACACGTAAATAGACTTGAGTCTTCTCTTGCAAAAGGTATTGATTATTCTAAAAACCCACCTATTGTAATTAAAAAAAATACACTAGGAAAAAAAGGTGAAAAGTTTGAATACGTTTTAATAACAGGTCATCACAGAATGGAAGCTTTTAAAAATCAAGGAATCACGGAGTGGTTATTTGATGTTTATGAAGTTGGTACAAAAACCATTCCTTTTGACCTTGCTAAATCATCTTTACAAATAAGAGAAAATGACCACACACCAGAGTTGGCAAATACAGCTGATGACTTGGTAAATATTATTTCTTATTTAATAAATAAGAATCACTTAACAAATTCTGAAAAAGAAATTAAACAATATCTAAAAGAAAATGTAAAAAATTTACATTGGGCAACTGAAGCTAAAGTTGTTAGAAAAGCCGTTAGAAAAAACGGTGCATATCAAGATATTAGAACATATACTTTTAATGAAATTAAGACTATTCTTGAAAATGATGATAATAATTATGTACATAGTAATGAACTTGATGATAAAAGAGAAAAATATGGTGCTACGGTCCTAGAAGGATATGAGTATGAGTTTTTATCTACAGCAATCAAATCATTTGGTCAAACAAACGTACCATCTTATTTTCTATGTCATACAAATGCACCTACTGAAAAACGTTCATTAAAAGATAGACGTAAAGGTATGAAGAAAAACCTAGAACTTATGCAACTAGGTATCTTAAAGGCAGTTGATTATTTCAAAGAGAATAATAAATGGCCTTGGGAAATTGAGGCATTTTTTGGTCAAAACGTAAAGGATAAAGAACAAACCTTTATAAAACCAGAGGATATAAAATAATAATATGACTATCAAAGGAGCATTGACAATTAAATGTTCCTTTGATATATTAAATAATGCGGCTATCGTATAAAAGTATTACGGCGGGTTACCAACTCGCAGACGTTGGAGCGTTACCAACTAGCCGCTCCAAAAATTAAATTATGAGAAGGAATATATAATGCAATTATCGAGTGATACCGTTGCCATACTAAAAAATTTTTCTGATATAAACCAGAATATTCTAGTAAAACCTGGCAACACATTACAAACTATCTCTACATTGAAAAACATATTAGCAAGTGCTGATATAAAAGAGAAGTTTGATAGCGAATTTGCCATCTATAATTTACCTGAATTTTTGAGAGCATATGACTTATTTGATAAGTCAGAGTTAAAATTTAACGGCGCTCAAAATATGGTAATTAAAGACGCTAACGGCAGACAATCAATTAAATATTATTTTGCAGATAAATCAGTTGTAGTTTCACCTACAAAAACGATTTCTATGCCAGACAAATACGTAACCTTTACGCTTAAGAAAGAGAACTTTAATAAACTTATGCGTGGTGTTACCACTTTGAATCTACCAGACATTGCCGTTAAAGGTGATGGTAAAGAGATTAGCATAGTTGCAATTGATAAAAAAACACCATCAAACGACTACTCAATAGTTGTTGGCGAATCAGATAAGAAGTTTACTGCTTACTTTAAAACAGAAAACTTTAAGATGATTGAAGACGATTATGATGTAGCAATTTCAAAGGCCAAGATAAGTCATTTCATAAACAAGAGTAAACCAATTCAATATTGGATTGCTATTGAACCTGATTCTGAATTTTAAATCAGAGGTTATATTATGAGTGATTATTTGTGGGTTGAAAAATACCGTCCTAAAAAAATACGTGATTGTATCTTACCTGAAGATACTAAAAAAACTTTTACAGAGTTTTTAAAACAAAAAGAAATACCTAATTTATTATTATCTGGCACAGCTGGTACTGGTAAAACCACCGTAGCACGTGCTTTATGTGAAGAGTTAGGTACAGACTACATTATTATCAATGGTTCAGATGAAGGCCGACAGATTGATACGTTAAGACATAAGATTAAAAACTTTGCTTCTACCGTATCACTAACTGAACAATCGGCACATAAAGTTGTAATAGTAGATGAGGCAGATTATATGAACGCTGATAGTGTTCAACCTGCTTTAAGAAACTTTATAGAGACTTTTCATAGTAATTGTAGATTCATATTTACTTGCAATTATAAGAGCAAGATTTTACCAGCATTACATAGTCGTTGTACCGTTATTGATTTTGCAATCAAAAATGGTCAGAAAGTTAAGACAGCACAGGCGCTTTTAAAACGACTAGGTAAAATACTTGAACAGGAAGAAGTAAAATATGACAATAAAGTCCTTGCTGAACTTATACAAAAGCATTATCCAGACTTTAGAAGAACTATTAATGAACTTCAAAGATATTCTGTTAGAGGTGAGATTGATAGTGGTATATTGTTTAGTCTATCTGAAGCCAACACAAAAGAGTTGATTAAGATATTAAAAGAAAAAAGATTTAATGATATGCGAAAATGGGTGATAAATAATCTTGATAAAGAACCATCTTCTTTATTTTCAACAATATATAGCGTATTGTACGCAAATTTAGAGGGTAATTCTGTACCTCAAGCAGTATTGATTATTGCTGGGTATCAATATAAATCAGCCTTTGTTGCTGACCAAGAGATTAATATGGTCGCTTGTTTGACAGAAATAATGGCAAATTGTAAGTTTAAATAAATGTTATTAAGTATAAGAAAATTAATTGTTAAGATAAGAATGGCTTATGCAGATGTGAGAGGTCACCACGGTAAAAAGTGGAACTATGAGCCAGGTGATTATTATATGGGCAGAGCGAATGTACGAACTAAAAGATTATCTAAAAGCAATCAATGAATCAAAACAAAATCTGTTAGATACTAACGACCCTACCTGGGAAAAGAAGTATCCACCTTTTGTAATCAATCGTTGTTTATCTATGTTTTATGATACCATAATGCATAGCAATGAAATGAACGGATTACATTTTCTACCAAAGCGTATGCAATTTCACTATTTAATAAATAGTATCAGGAAGAAGAAGCGATTTGGTGGGAAGTGGCTATCTCAAAAGAAAGTCAAAGACCTTGAAGTAATCAAAGAGTATTATGGCTATAGTAATTCAAAAGCAAAAGAAGCTCTTAACCTACTTTCAGATGACCAAATTGAAAATATAAAATTAGGCCTGAAAAAAGGTGGGAGAAAAAATAAATGAGTGAAAATACTATTGAGTGGTCGCCTGAGCAAATGCTTGAGGTCACTATAAAACAACCAGATGACTTCTTAAAAGTCAGAGAAACCCTTACAAGAATTGGTGTCGCAAGTAGAAAAGATAAAACTCTTTTTCAATCGTGTCATATATTACATAAACAAGGGAAATATTACATAACACACTTCAAAGAACTATTTGCTTTAGATGGTAAAAAATCAACATTAGTTGAAAACGATATACAGAGAAGAAATACAATTGCTTTATTACTACAAGATTGGAATTTAATTGATATTGTTGATAAATCTAAAGTAGAAAATAAAGCGCCATTATCACAAATTAAAGTTTTACCTTATAAAGAAAAAAAAGAGTGGACATTAAATGCTAAATATAATATAGGTAAAAAACCAACTGAAACCAAAGATGGCGAAAATGCAGGTCAGCAAGTTTAAAGAATACATAACAGAAGCAAAAGAAGGTAAACCTTTTTTAAGATTACTCATTATTACAGATGAGCCTGAAGAGGCAAAAACATTTCATACTGCTGATAGATTGCAGGAAGAATGTGATAAGTTAGGTTATCCAAACTATCTATTCAAACTTACTGGTGGTTATACCACATATGAAAACGGCATACGTAAATTTCATAACAAAGATGATAAAAAAGGTTTTGAAGTAGGCGCAATGACCGTTGCTGTTGTTCGTGGTTCTATTACACGTAAAGATAGTTGGATGGATTTTGTATCTATATTAGAGAGAGCCAATGCAACGTTGGTAAATCCTAGAACTACAATTAACATATGTGCTGACAAATATAGAACTTCATTAAGACTTGCAGATTATGGTTTAACACAACCAAAAACAAAATTAATTAACGACCCCGAACAATCAAACTTACAAGTACAAGAAGCAGATATTAAATTTCCTCTAATTATGAAAACATTAAGAGGGTCAAAAGGTGTTGGTGTATTATTTGTTGATAGTGAAAAAGGTTTAGATTCAATTGTACAACTTATACACAAACAAGATGAAGACGCAGATTTATTAATACAAGAATATATTAAAACAGAATATGATGTCAGAGTACATATATTAGGTGGTAAATTTTTAGCGGCTATGAAACGACCTGTAATTGAAGGAGATTTTAGGTCTAACGTATCGCAAGGTTCTAAACCAAAAAATATTAAACTAACAGAATTAGAAATAGAACAATGCTTACTAGCTTCAAAGGCAGTCGGTGGATATTGGACTGCTGTTGATTTTATACCTAGTAAGAACAGAGAAAAAGAACCACCATTTTTCCTAGAAGTAAACTCTTCTCCTGGTACAGAGGGTATTGAAGACGCTACAGGTCAAAACATTGCAAAAGAAGTTATTAAACATTTTGCAAATGAGGAGAATAGATATTCTGTGCCAACGGAATGTGGTTTCAAGGAGATTTTGACCATAAAACCGTTTGGTGAATTAATTTCAAAATTTGATACGGGTAATTCTGGAATGCCAGTTATACACTCGGACAAATACAAGATTAATGGTAATAAAATAACTTGGTCTCTATTAGGTAAAACTATTACAAGTGATATTATTCGTAAGGAAGAAATCAAAGTTGGTGGTTTAAGAGACTATGATGAGACCAGATATGTGGTCAAACTTGATGTAGAGTTTGCTGGTGGTTTCTATAAAGATATAGAATTTACCATTGATGATAGAGAGGATAGAACTCCTATCTTGCTGGACCGTGCATTTATGAAGAGATTAAACGTTATGGTCAATCCACAAAGAAAATACGTAATAACTACCAAATACAGCATTGACTAATTTAAGTCTTTGTGATAGGATTATAGAATGAAAAATATTAAGATAATGAGATTAGTCACCGGTGAAGATATTATAGGCAATATATCTGAATCTCAAGGTTTAATAACAATCAAAAAAGCTTTTGTAATAATTCCAATGCAGGCAACTCCAGGAAAACCTGTTCAATTGGTGTTATCACCTTGGCAACCTTATACAGATGATAAGGAGATTGTAATTGATGATAGTAAAGTTATCACAATTACTAGTCCAAAAGATGATATTATTAAATCTTATGAAAGTCATACAAGCGAGATAATAACTCCATCAGGATTAATTACAGAAACTAAAATAGTATTCAACAAACTCATCAACTACTGTTAGCATATTAGGACCTGTTGCACCTTCAGGTCTTTTCTTTCTAACTTCTCTAATTCTTTTTATTTTTCTAGGGTCTAAAACTCTTAATTCATAGATTCCATTTTTAACATTTTTTTCATTTAATATAACGT